AGCTATACCACTACCCATAGTTACTCCTGTAGGTAAGTTATCTAATATTTCTTGTATGTCTATATTACCTATCTCTGGTTCAAACACCACACCTGGAGAAGTAGTTGTTGGTGGTTCAAATACCACACCTGGAGGAGCAGGTGTTCCTGGACCAGTAGGTAGTCCTAAGTCAGCACCAGTAACAGGAAAAGCTTTAGGTGGTGGAGGAGCGGGAGGTGCTAGAAAACTTCTGAATGTTTGTCGTTGCATCCCCATAAGTTTTCTCATATCTTCTTGATTTCCAGGATCTGTTCTGGGTGGTCTTATAAGAGCTTCTATACCTGTGGGGGCAGGTTTAGATTCCGACAAAGAATCTAAGAATGCTTCATACATTCTGCCAACAGTGCCAGAACTAAATATTGAACCATCGCTGGCTCTATACATGTCCATTGTTCCTATACCGCCTTCGTCTTGAAACTTTTTGTACATTGGTGAATTATAGAAAGCTTCTAGATTAGGATTTTTTTCTCTTTTACGTCTTGTTGTACCGCCTAATAAAGATCTCAAACCTTTTGATTCTGTAGGCAGTCTTTCTATACTCACACTTTGATCTTGCATATCTATCTGATCTTGTATGCCTTTCTTTAAATTTTTAAAAAACCCCATTTTATTCTCCGTAACCGTATTTTAATTTTACTCTACCACCTGTGTTCATACCTGCTGGTCTTTGGAATCCTGGACCAAATCTTACAGTGTCTTCTGGAGTGACATCAGTAGTCGGTTCTTCTTCCTCTACACTTTCTCTATAGTATATCCTACCGAGTGCTCTCACTAAACTTTTTACCGCAGGACTTTTGAATACTTTATCACTTGTAATTGCTTCATACATCTTATCAGGGTTAGATAATAATTCAATAGTTTTAAAATCTTTTCTTCCTGTGAGTATACGCTTAGCAGCAGTCATCACACGTCCTGGAGTAGTGAATAACCCTACATAAGCACGAGCTAAAGAGTTAAGTGCGTCAAGAGTAGGATCGTCAGCCTTTTTTACAGCTGATACTCTAGGATCATCAAAAGCTCTGAGTCTTTTAGCGATATCACCTAATTGTTCAGTAAATTTATCACCGAACCACACTTCTAAATTATCTTTATTATTGTTTATGTAATCTTGTAGTTGAGTACCATCATAAACTTTTTGATTAAGCGTTCCTCTTTTTTGTGTTTTTTCTTGTATATCTTTAAATATGTATGATTTATAAGCGTTTAATAAATCTTTACTACCACTATTATTAAGAGCGTCAAATACTTCTTTAGTGGCAGTTATTTTTCCAGGACTCCATGTATTTTTAAATAAATCTTCAGGTGATTTATAATTCCTAGCCACATCTGCTAAATTTGTATTTTTTTCTATGAGTTCTTTTGCTCTTTTTAGTTCTAAATCTCTTTGTTTAAATGTATTTATAAATTGTTCAGCGTTAGTAAATTCTTGTATCTCGTCTTCATTAAAAAACTTTTTGATAATGTTGTCATTTTTAGCCATGAATGTTTCATGAGCTCTAGGTGTTTTAGGTCTCATAACACCACCCACAGTTTCTACTACCTCATCCATGTATGCGTTGCGTATGCCACCCTTTAAACCCAGTAATCCTGCTGTGTTTTCGGGGTCAAATAATATATCGTCTATAAATCCAGGAGATGTAAGAGTTCCGTCACCTTGTGGAGTAATATTATTTCTTAAAAAAGTAACAAAGCCATTATATGCAGTTTTATCACCTTGTCTATATAGATCATTACTGACTGATTGTAAATTAAGTAGTCTTTTTATTTGATCATTATTAAAAGTTTCCATCTTTTGTCTATACAGATTCTCAGCTTCTATAAACCCTTTATAGGCTTCTGGACTACCACGATCTTTTAATGTTTTAGCTCGTATACTTTCTAAAACTTTTCTAAAATTTACCAGCTCGTCTACGTTGTTACCCATAGCTACGTTCTGCCTGATAATACTTCTCAAGTTAGATAAGTCTTGCGTAAATACTGTATCTGATTTTTTAGTGCCTTTTTCTATACTCTCAAGTATACCGTTCACTATCTTTTTATCTTGTGGATTAGCAAAGGCTTGTGCGTCTAATATATTTTTAAACCTCTGTGCAGGTTTTTTAAGTGTGCTATAATCATAAGCTTTTTCATTAGGTTTGAAGTTAGCTAGTTGTTTAGCATTTTCGTATGCTTCATCAACTGATTTTATAGCTGAATCTTCTGCAGCAGAAAATGTGCTCCTTATCTGTGCACCAGCTGTAGCTGGGTCTAGTGAACCATCAGCTATGCCTCTAAATATATTATCAGATTCTACACCTAATTCTATTATGTCTCTTTCTGCTTGAACCAATTTAGGGCTAGTCTCTATAGTTTCTTGTGCTATTTCTCTTATTTGTTCACCTCTTGCAGCTCTAGTTGCAGCACCAGCTTCTTCTTCTACTAAATCACGTGTTATACCCTGTGCTTCAAAAGGTTGTGGAACTAAATCTCTTCCTGCTTGTTCTTGTGCTGTATAGATATCTCTTAATGCTTGAGCTTGCGGATCTTCTGTCTCTGCTATGTTTCTTAATCCAGCTTCTAAACCTTCTGCTGGAGAAGTCACCTCTACACCTTCATCTGCAGCTCTTATCACTACTTGAGGTGCAGTCATAGCAGCAGTGTCTTCGCCTGCTTGTTTAAGTGTTTCAAATGATTTTAAAAATTCTTCTTCTTTTAATAATGTATCTGGCACTTTAGCGACACCCATAGCAAGTTTTACTAATTTAAATACAGGTATAGCACCTATGCCGAATAATGCTGTCATATTAGCTTCTTTCATAGCCTGCCCTGTCATGTCGTAATCTTCTGGTAAATAGCCTTGCTCTTTTAGATAATTTAAATTATTTAATCTCCATACAAAAGTTGCTACAGTTTCACCAGCTACTGCACCAGCACCTATACCTAATGGACTTCCACCTGTCATTGCCCCACCAGCTATCCCGCCACCTATACCTGCGGTTATTTCTGCAGCGAGAGGCTCTACAAAGGCTAAAAAATCGCCTTTATTGAGTCCTGGAGGGTTAATTACAGTGGGCTGGTTATTATTTAGAGGGTCGTTAAAAATTAACTCTCTTGTGTTAGGTTCTATCCTTACGTCATAGTCGTAAGTTCTAGGTATATTATAATCTTCTGCGTAGTTTTTCTGTAAAACTCTTGTTACATAATTAGGATCTACTCTTATATCTGGTGGTAGCAGTTCTATTTGTCGGATAGTGTCACCTTGCGCACCTCCTGTAAAATCTACCCCTGTGTACTCAGCCCTTGTTTGTGGTTCTGCTCTAGAGAGGTATGTTTCTACAAAGTATGGATCATCAGCTAGTATGCCTTTTTTAATAGCGTCATCCATGGCTTTTTTATTTTTCATATAATCTACCACAGGTGCAAACTGACTCATGCTTTTAGTAGGCTCTGGTGCTTGATAACCAAACTCAGCTAGTTTTTGTTGATCTAGTTGTAATGCTGCTTGTGTTTGTGCTACTCCTGGATTTACGAGTAGACCAGCTTCATACTCATCAAGCATTTTATCTAAATCTATTACGTCATTCTGTGCCATTATTGATTTAGTTGTTTTTGTATGTAATCTCTTATGGGATCAAAGTCGCTTCCTAGAGTTTCTCGTATTGTTGTTAAATACCCTAGTTGTGAGTTTTGATCACCTTTACTTAAATACTCTACATATATGTCGTGTATTGTTTGATTACCATACCCAGAACGTTCACCACCTCCAGGAAGCACGGTTACTGATTGAGCATCTGTGTTAGCTGGTATATAGTTAGCATCTCTATATGCGTTAGGACTTGTCTTGAGTTGTGCCTTTAGTTCTTCTATAGTGTATGGTGCGTCTCTAAATGGTTTAGAAGCATTATCTGTTGCCCTTACGTCACCGAACTGTTCTTCTATAAATGAGATTCTTGTTCCATCTGGCTTTGTAGTGCCCATAGCATATTTAAGTTCATTATCCAAAGCTATCTCATGTTTATTTATAACAGATAATGTTAAATCATCCACTAAAGTTAAAAACTCTTTTGCAGAAGTAGCGAAAGCACCAGCTCTTTGTAGATATCTTTCCATATCTTTGTCTGATATATCACGGCTTTTTTGATTATCTGTAGCAGCACTTTGTAAAGCTAGTGTTAATACTAAACTGTTAACTCTTTTTCTTGATAAACCTGAGTTAAGTAAAAATTTACCTAAATTACTGTTTGCTATTTGGTCATCAAATTGTTTTGCGTACTTATCAAAAGTTTCTATTCCTTCTCCTGGATCTAGTACACCGTTACCATTAGCATCTGTGTAAAGGTTGTATCCTTGTTCTTTATCTGTAAATATAGTTTTTAATTGATCAACTTCGTCAATAACTCGTTTACCAATAGTTGTTAAACCACCAGCAGTACCGAATGTTAGTGGAGCATTATTTTTTTCAGCTTCGTTAAATAGATCTACTATACTTTGACGTGTTTTAATTACTTGGTTTCTAGTTGTGTCGTTTTGTATTAAAAACTGTTGCACTCGTTTTCTTTCTTTACCTGCTAAACTTGCAGTCAAAGCAGATCCATCTCCTTTTACTAATATAGGTTCACCATTAGTTCCAAGAACCACCATGTTTTCTTCACCCACAGGAGCGTATAGCTCTCTACCTCTAGGCGACATTAGTTCTTGTGTAGAAACAAAAGTAGGTAAACCTGTAGCTTTTTCTATAGCGGATTTTATGCTTGCTGTTCCTACAGGTGCAGCTAAGATTCCTGGATTTTCATTTAAAAAGTTTTCTAATTCAACTTCTGACATCATCATTGATTTACCGTTGACCATGTACAGCTTTTTACCTTTTGTTAAATTACCCTTTCTAACGATAAAACCTTCTGCTTGTTTATTTACAGCACCTGCTGAGGTAAGTATTTCAGTTCTAGCTGGTGCGTTATTATCTGGCTGACCGTCTTTATTTTCATCAACAAATAAAGTGTACTCTTCTGTATTTCCGTCTGCTGCTGTCCAAGGCTCAACTCTGTTTCCTCTTCTAGATACAGTATTTGCTTCTTCGTCTGTATAATACACAGGGTTAGCTTGATCATTTAATTTATATGGACTTCTATTAGCAGTCTTCAAAGCTCTTTCTAAAGCTTTTTGTTCTTTGACATCAGCTAAATACAGTTGCATAGCAAACTGATTTATATTTTGTTGTTGCTGTATATCTAAACCTGTAAGAGTTTTTTCAAAATCTCTTTCCCCTTTTCTTTTTGTTATAGCATATTTAGATAGTGCTGATGATAATGCTGTTCCCCAGCTTTCACCTTTCTCACCAGCTTGTATAAGTGCTGCACCTGCAACTAAAAAAGGTAAGCCTTCATCTGGTTTAGTTATAAGTTTTTTAATGTCATCTACATTATAAAATTGTGCTGCTGCGTCTTTATAAACCTGTAGTCTTTCTTTTGGGTCTAGTGTGTCATTTATCTCAGTCATAGCGTTGAAGGTTTGTAACGCTTCACTGTCATCTGCTCCTCTTGAGCCAGCACCTGCTGCAGAAGCCATCACCACTTTTTTAGTAGGATCATTTTCAGCATCTAATGCTTCTGCTTCTTCTTCACTTAGGTCTAAATTTAAATCTTCTAAACCAGATATTATGGCTCCCTCCGTCAAAAGACTTGTAGGAGGTAAATTAGGATCTATGTTAGTTTGTACTAAATCTGATATATTACCACCCTCTGCTACATAGTCGCTTAATTCTCTACTTTCATTATCTAATAAAGAATCTATACCTATGCCCTCTGGGGGTTGCTGTATGGCAGGTCTCTGTGGTTGTAACGTCATAGCCACTTGATCCTGTGGTATACCTGTTAATTGTGATATTTGATCTATAGCTAAACCACTACGAGCCAGCCTCATAACAGTTTGTTCAGGTGATTCATTAGCCATCACCATGTTTGTATTTTGATCTGTAACTACACCACCAAAAGGATTATTACGATCTCCTGTAATAGTAGTAACTCCTGGACCAATAAATGGACGGAAAGGGTATTTAGGCTCCATTATTTAGTAGCTCCATAAAGTGTGGCTGCTGTGCCTAAAGCTTGCATTAATGGGTTCGTATCATTACCTGTCATACCTGATTGTAAAGTAGTGCCTCCTAAAGCTGGGGCTAAACCACTTGCTAACCCTGCTGCTGCTCCGATAGTTTGCATAGGTAGATTATACTGACCTACAAAATTACCGAAGGCTAAGTCAAGACCTCTTTGATCTAATCCTTGTTGCATACCGCCCATACCTAGTAGTCTGTTAATATCTGTGCCTGCTAGTGAACTACCAAGTGAACCTAAACCTGCTAACTGTGATCCTGCTCCTAACCCTAATTGACCTAGATTTACTCCACCTGTTTGTATGTCTCTAGCACCACGACCAAGGATATTAGCTAAGTTACCACCTAAAGCACCTATACCGCCAGCAGTTCTACCTAATAGATTACCAAAGTTAGTTCCTAATCCAGCTAACGCTGTACCTATGCCTGCCTGTTGACCAGCTAAACGTCCTAACAAATTAGCTTGACCTGCTTGCCTTGCTTGTTGTGTTTCAAAAGCTGACTGTGCTCTACGTGCCGCATCACCAAAGCCTGCTGATCTTATAGCTCCTACTCTTTCTGCTGCACCTCTCGCTGCAGATTCTGCTAGTTCTTCACCGACTAATCTACTACGTGATCCACCGAAAGCACCAGAACCTATAGCACTAGCTCTTCTAGCTATATCACCTTGAGCTAAACCTTCACGCACATCTTTTAGTGTTTGTTGTACTACTTGATCTTCAAAAGGGTTGTAAAAACTTTCTATACCACTAGGGTCAAACATTCTAGTAGAGCCGAACCCTACATCTGCTGCTGTGCCTAAACCTCTGCCTGCACCTAATAGTTGACCTACTCCCATACCAGTTGCACGTCCTGCTATTCCTGGCACTCTACCTAATAAATCCATTCCAGCCATAGTGCTGGTTTCTCCCGCACGTATGGCATCTCCTATCAAACCTGTAGATGTATTAAAAGCATCTTCTGCGGTTCCTAATCCACCTGTTACGGCTTCTTGTGCACCTTGTATAAAAGGTTGATAACCGCCTACACCTTGAGCAGTAAGACGGAAAGCTTCTTCCTGTGCTGGTGTAAACCCAGCTATACGTTGACCTGTGTATGTAAATGGGTTAGCACCAGCAACACCAAAGCCCATAATTTTATTCACTAAGTCTTGGTTTAATAGAGGTAATATTCCAGGAACATTCTGTCCAGGAACCCCAGCAAAAAACTGACCCAGCATATTAGGGGGTAGTGTTTCTGTTCTTTGATAACTTGTTGTCTCTGCCATTAAGCTCTCCCTATACCCATTTGTTTTGCTTTATTTTCGTTTTTCTCCATCATTGCGTAAAGTCTTTTTATTCCTGCTTCGTGGTCACCGTCACCTAAACCAGCTACAGCTTGTTTAGTCATAACAAACTCACCGTCTGCTAGTATTGCATTTACCGTGTCTGTATCACCAGCACCGTCAGGGTCTTCTATATCTCCACCGACTGCTCTCATATCCATTACACCGCCTTCATTAAATTCAGGAAACATCAGTTTACTATATTCTTCATCCCCTAAAGTTGCTCGTAAGTATGCAGCAGTAGCTGGGTCTAACATTCCGCTTGAGCTTATGCCTGTACCCATATAGGTGGGTGAACCTACTCCTACACCCTGAGTTCCGTATTGAGTGGGTAATACTGCTGGTCTAAGTGGATTCTGTAAGTAACCACCTTGTGCTCCACTCGGTCCAGGCATACGTGCGTTATTTTCTCCACCTTCAAGTCCGCCGAGTGCTGTCAAACCTACTAAACCTGCACCTACTTTACCCATACCGCTTAACGCATCATAACTATCACCTAATCCTGTAAATGCAAACTGTGAACCTGCTCCTGGCAGACCTGCACTCGCCCCACGTAACATTCCTGCACCTGATGCACCAATGTCTTGAAAGAAGCCACCTATAGTTCCTTGCGTACCTGATTGTATTGAAGAAACTGCTGGGTTGAGACTTCTAAACATACCTGCTTTGTTAAATGGGTTAAGTGAACCTAATCCACCACCACCTTTGACACCAAAACCAGCTGCAACATTACCTAACATGTAGCCTTGAGCAGCACCTTTTGCAGCACCTTTTAAATTACCCTCTTTTATACCGCCACCTATACCACCACCTATTGCTGCTCCTGCTGGTCCACCTATAGCAAAGCCTACCACCTGACCAATAGTTGGTGCTGCTTTTTTAATTGATTTACCTAACTTTTTAAAGAAACCAAACTCAGGTGCACCTGTTAGTGGGTTTATTGAGTTTTCAAAGTGTCCTACTTGGTATTGATAAGGATTAAGTTCATGACGCTCAAAAGCATCAAATAATTGTCTTTTTAGTACAGGGTCATCCGCTAAAGGTCTAGGTAAGACCATCTCTCCAGGTGTAAGGTGGCCAATCATATTGTCGCCATAGCGACCATGGATAGCTAATTCGTAACGTGCGTCTGCTAAACCTTCTAAACTTTCTAGCCCTGTAGTCTGCATAGTCCTTTGTTTAACTCCTGATTAGATTTAGTTTAACTAATTTGAACAAAGTTGTATATATCATAATGAAATACTCGTTGCTCCTGCTATTTTTAATGTAACTTCCCCTACTGAGCCAGTAGCTGATAAACCTTTATTTATTTTAGGTGTAGTAATAGTTATCCACTGATTGCCACTGTAAACTTCTAGTGACTCATTATTTGTGTTCCATACTAAACTTCCTGCATTAAACTGTGCTTGACCTTTAGTAGTATCATCTATTTGACGTATATTATCAGGGTCAAACTCTCCTAAGTTTATTTCTAATATTCTTACTAATCGATTAAATGTCTCTGAGTTGACTACCTCATCCATCTCTAATGGTAGTCTAGTGACTAACAACTTACTCATCTTCTACCGTCAGTCCTTACATCTAAACGTGTTGCTCCTAATCTCCAGCCTGTTGCTGTGTTTGCTGGCACATTATCATCATCAGATTCTATCCTTACTACAGCTTGTCTTGCTCTTGCTCTTACGTGTGATTGTTGAGTGCTACTACTGATAGCTGATGTGCTGTTTGTAGTTAATGTGTCTCCTGGAAAATTACGTGTCTTTAAAACTATATTTACTTGACCGCCACTACTGTTACTTAAAAAACGTATGTCAGGAATCATTCTATTTATAAAAGCAAACTGTTCTCCATCTCCTATATCAAAGTCGCTTGACTCAACAAAAACGTTAGTCATAGGACTTCCATCATCATCGTATCCTGTCTCATGTTCGTAAAGTAGCGAATCATTAGTAGCTCTAGGATAAGGTTCTACACCAGCGTCTAACCAAGCATATCTTCTCAGTTGTCCATAAGCCCAAACATTTTCTACATAATTATATATAACATATCTATCTATTTCATCAGAACTACCAGAGCAATAATACCAGCCCACTTCATCGTACTGAGTGTTAGTAAAAGCATGTGTTTTGAAAGCTTGACTTGAATTAAAATCGTCGAATACATAACTTAGTATGCTGCATGGCACTTTCCTTACAGAACCTGTGTAAACGTAAAAATTGTCATAACCCATCCAATAAACACCACTGGGTGCAGTAACTGCTGCTTTAGGTGCCACTAAACCTGTATTTTCATTAATTAAATTTACACCAAACGTGAACGGTGGTCCAATAAACTGCATGCTATAAAGAGCTGTATCAGTCCATATTAGTATCTCTTGCCTAGATTTTACAGCACCAATAATACTACTACCAGAGGATAACCTTAGTTCTCCTGCTGTGTTTGTGCTTCTTGGATCAAAATCTAAATCATTTTCTTGGTCACTAAAAGCTATTAACATAGGATCAATCGCTCCACCTCTCACAGAACCATCCATCGCATCTGCTCCTAATATAATCAAGTGTCTATCTTTCTCTGAAGTTATAGCTTGAAGACCTAGTGTGGGAACCTTATTGGCTCCACCAACACCAGACAGCTCTACTGCTCTTGTGCTTGTGCCACTATTTTCTAACCATCTATATATACCGCCACCCCTTACATTCATTATAAGGTTTTCACCAAAGTGATCATGTGTCCATAACCTTAGTTGATTACTAGCTGATATAGCATTAGAGCTCCCCCACGTACTTGCTCCCCATGTTCCTGTACCCCAACCTGTAGACCCCACGAAAACATCTAGCCCTACGTTTATTTGATATACCCCGATCACTGAACTGCCTCCATTACCACTATCACTAGCGTTTGCTGTGACTGTAGTTCCAGAAGTGTCTTTAGCTGTTATTGTGTATGTGTTCGTTCCTGTAACTAGAAGTATTTGATATTCTTGATTTAATACAGCAGCAGTGATATTACCACCTAAAGTTGCTGCACCACTAAAAGTAACGAAGTCGTTAGTTACAGCACCATGGCTTGCATCTGTTACTGTGATAGTAGAACTACCATTAGTTGCTGCAAAAGTTACATCGCCTGCAGAAGTTGTAGACCTAATAGGTGTAACATCGTCAAAGTTTGTGCCTTGTTTTATATAATATTTAAAAGTCGTACCTAACCCTAAATATTTACTACCCTCTAAAGACACCCAAGCATGAAGTGCTCTTGCCTTTCCTAAATAAGTTGATAATGTATCTTTTGCCCAGCCACCTATTTTTTGTACTCTACCGTTTCTAAAACGTATTAAGTTTGAGTCAAACCAGCCACCCTCATTATCGTATTCAGTTCCTTCTCTATTTATTCCAGGTCTAAATATAAATTTGCTTAGTGCCATAATTACACCTCATACCAATCTTTACCCTCAAACAACAGAGACTCAGCTTCTCTTCTTCTTATTAACCCTTTTAAAACTTCACCACCAGCTTTGTTCCATCTTCTCATTTGTGCAGGAACTTCACTGTATTTTCCCTCATTGAGAACTTTTAACATAGTTGACTCTCCAAGATTGGTTGGACCAAGATTATACACCCAACAAACTAAACCATCAAACTGACACTGAGTTAGCTCTACTTTGACCATGTCGTTTATATACCCTTCATATTCAGGCATCTCTTCTGCTAAAAGGTGTAAGGCTTCATCTTTATTAATTTTATCACCTTCTTTTACATCTTTAGTGTGTCCATAACCTATTGTCCAAACACCTACAGAATCTTGATAAGCTTCTAGCTCACAACCTTCAAACTTTTTAATAAGAGCTAAACCTTCTTCAGATATCTTCATCTTAGTCATTTTTGTCTGGTGAGTTAGATGCTCCGAAGTAAAAACTTATTATGGCTGATGCCAAACCTCCTAAGTACCCTAAAACTAAATTAATCAAAGCTTCTGAGTTTTGCTCTGGTGGTTGTATAGTTACTAAAAATATGTACCCCATAAATCCACCTACTACAGCTATACCTATAATTCTGGCTGTCCAGTCTCTAGAAAAAGTTTGTCTAGCGTTTTGTGTATCTTGAACTTCTAGTTTAAACACATCCACCTCTAGCTCTTTCATTTTTAACTCAAACTCAGCCTCTGCCTTTTTAAGCTCTAGCATCTGTTCTGGAGTGGCGTTATCTATAGCTTTTTGTATTTCTTTAGGTTCATTCTTACAACCTAATACATCAGCTATCATATTAGCAGCCATCCCTCCCATCGGTCCACCGAGTGCTGTTCCTAGTGTTGGTGCTACTGATCCGACTAAATTTTTAAGTAATGCTTTCATACTCTCCTCTCCGCCTTTATAAATTTTAGTAAGTTTAACTTAATTCCACACATTTTTTTAGTATCTTGTTGACTAACTACCTTGCTTAATTGTAATTGTATTAGATGAACCACCGTTTACTTTTATAACATTTTCTACACCATCTTGTAAAAGAACTAATGTGTAGGAACTAGATCCATCTAAATCTAATCGAAGTGATTGACCTACCGTTCTACGGACACTTATAAGCTGACCTGTTATTATAGTGGTTATCTGTGTATCTTTATCTTGACCTATATCTGTACCCGCTATAGTGATTCCTGTGGCAAGTTTGCTTAATTGATCCTCTTCTTCTTCGATGGCTAAAGCATCGATTATATTGAGTAAGTCTTCTAAAAAATTAACATCTAAGTAGTTTATATCGAGCTCTGTAAATTCTAGTTCTGATTCATTATTTAGAAAATCCTCAGCTAAAAAATCTATATCTAAATCATTAAAGTCTAAATAATCTGCTGTAGTTTGTTGTTGGTTACTTTCTTGTAAATCTTCTTTAATCTTTGGAGGATTAACTATTAACATATTATCGATTAGTTCTAATGTTATGTCTAAAATAACAGGTTTAGTTGGTGCTTGTTCATATACTGTTGCTACAGTAGATTGATAAGGTTTATTAAGAACAACCATTCCCATGGCAGTTTCTACTGTTATTTCACCACTAGATATACCGTTCTCGTCTGGGAGCAATATGACAAGAGATCTACCCAGCTCGTCCACAGTGATTGTAAAATCCGTTCCCCTTATACCGATAGTTGCACTGTTTGTTCTTATTTTTATATTTTTCTTTTTTACTTTGTTTAATTTACCAGTAACAAATCTTGCAGTGCCTTTAGCAAAAGTTAAAGCCATTTTAGATTTATCAGGGTTAGGATCAAATACAAACTCATCTATTAACACTCTAGAGTTTTCTGTTAATCGTATCTGTGTCTCATCTATAAACGTAATACCCATACGTCCGTTAGCAGTTTCTACTTTGTCGTAACTAAGTATGCCGAAGTCTATTTCAGCACCATATGGTTTATCCCTTACTACTTGGGCATTACCTCTCAGCTCACTTATAGAGCCTATATCAACAGCCTGTGCTTGTGCCTTGGTCGTTTTGAATAACACACACAGTTGAAGTGCTAGTGCCAGAACTAATAATCTTGAGCCAATCATTGTCTAAAGTGCTTTGTTGTTGAATATTGAATGTTCTATTGCTGCCTGTATGGTCTAACCAAAAGTAACCACCAGCATAACCATCTCCATCATAAGTTACAGTATTATCAGAACCGTCTATATCCATATAATTAGTAGCACTATCTATATCTATAGCTGATGTAATACTATTACTAGAACCATTAATTATCCAATCTAAGTCTAGTGTACTAGCTAAAGCAGTGGTGGCTTGATTTAAGGTAAAAGTGTTACTATTGCCAGTAACGTCAACATTCACATTAGACGAGTCAGCACCGTATGTGTTTGTCTTATCTGTGTTCATGTTAAAAGTATTGCTGTTACCATCAAACTCAAAAAAGCCAGTGTACGAATCTGAGACTATGTCGCCTAAGAATTTATTTGTGTCACCGATCTGATTTATGTCTAATGTTAACCCTGTACCGATTAAATTTAAATCTGTCATAGTGCCTGCTACTGCATCAGCACCCCCTATAATATTGCCAGAACCAAGTTGTTCTAAATCTATGTTTGAATTAGAAGCACCTGAACTTTGATCAATAAAGATTTCATTATCTGCTGCATAAATCGGTAAACAGATAATAAATAAAAATAGATATTTTCTCATTGTTTTAACCTCCAATATTCTTTATCTACACCTTCCCGTATAGTTTCTAAAACTGCTGTTTCTATAGCTATCTGTAGAGCTACGCTCATCGGTTCGTTTCTTACGTTTCCGCCCTCCACTTCTATGAGCTCTGTTCCTTGACTTACAAACCTAAAAACATCACTATCTAAAGAAGCTGATAAAACAGTTTTAGTTACTAACACTTCTGTTAAAACTCTTCCTGTACTTACAGAAACAGTTCTTAAACTTATTGTAATTATATCCTCTCTGTATTGTTTGGAAAAACCTATACCCAAGTTTCTAGCCCCTGCTCCACCTGAGCCAATGTTAGCTTGATAAGATAAAACACCCCCTGTCATAATCATGTCACCAAATTTAAGGGGTAAAAGCTTTTGATCTTCATCAAATGTTTCTCTCGTTGACCTTATTAGTTGTCGTTCTTTTGTTACTGACTCTAATGATACTCTTTCTACAACTTCAAAAAAGTTTGAGTGTTTTAATGCTCTAATTAAATATGCATGAGGTGCTTGCGTTATCGCTGTAGCAAAAGTTGCATATTTAGCATTAGATCTACGTTGTCCAGTTTGATCTTTAAAATCATTAGCATAAACTGATATGACAGGTTTCCTTGCTGGTTCTTCTACATTAGCTAAATCTGTGTATAGTTTTTCTACCGAAGCTGGTTGAATGTACTTTATTGGTGGTATATTGTTTTCTAGTGGATCAATCATGAGAGCACAACTAGAAAGTAAAACCACCGATAGGCACGATAACTTCTGTAATGTTGCCTTCTTCATCAGTGATAGTAACTTTAACCTCCTCGTCTGTTATTTCATATTCTATGGTGTTACCGTCCAGTTCCATAGAACCGCTCTTTTGTTGGTCTTCACCGAACAAAGCTGACTCTACTTGTCTAGCTATGTTTGCATAGATTCTAGAAGTAAGATTGCGCATAAAACGAGCTTCTACAGTATTATTTTCTTCTCTTTCTATTTGGTCTTGTAATGCTTCTATTTCTTCTTTCAAAGCCTTTTTACGATTAGTCTCTTGATTTTCTATAGTTAAGTAGTGACTAGACGTACCTATACCGCTAAAAGACGGATTTTTAAATTCATGCACCATCTCGTCTGATTGTATGTGGTTTGTGAACAAAACTAATGCAGTCACTATGAGCATAGAAGAAATAAGCAGAAGTTCATTAGGTGTTTTAGGATCCATCAATCTTTCCTCTGATCGTCACGATCAGCTTTGGCTATTTTATTACTATCTATTAACTGTGGTACACCTAAGATAGTTTTGATAAGAGTATCTTGACGTATGATTTCATTATCTAAAGATCTAACTCTGTCTATAAGAGCTACTAATATACCGTGTTGTGAATCTAATTTTGTACCAAGCCTTTGTTCCATCTGTTCTATTTGATCAGCAACTTTATCATCTAGCACATCTACTTTAGTTTCCATGCCATCTATAATTCTATTTATAAGTTTCCATATAAAGAAACCTAACCCTAGTGCTGCTGCGATTGGAAAGCCTACCTCGTTAATAAAGGTGACTGCTTGATCCATTACTTACCTTTTTTCTTTTTCTTTACTCTTTTTGTAGTGTAAGCTTCGTTAACATTAGGTGTAGATTTATCGTCTGCTACAAACTGACCTTCTTCATCTCTGGCTCTGACTTTAACTTTTTTTGTTCCCGTTACTTTATCTACTATTCTGCTCCATAGTCCCATTACTTTTCTCCTATCTTCTTAGTAATTGATTCTACTTGGGCTTCTTCTTGAGAATCTTCTGCCAAATTCTTAATCTGTTCCATAGTTTGTTTTCTAACCGCAGCTATGGCTTCTATTTCAGCACCTTTCCAAGCACCTCTCTCTGTTGCTACGTCTAATATTTGTAACACGTTTACGAAGTATTGTTGTTCCATATTTTTATCCTAATGTTTTCTTGACTGATGTTGGTGTAACTTTTTCTGTTATTTGTGCACTTAATTGAGACTTAATTTCTGTAACTCTATCTGCTCCTAAAGCAGCCTCTACCCAACCTTGTACTTTAGCAGCATCAAGACTCGACCAGTTGGTAAAAGATGATAAATCAGAAGTATCTAAACCTTGACTTCCGTAGCTTGTAGCTGTCCAGTTGTTACCATCTGAGTCTTTGTTAGTGTCATCAGTTGCTGTTAGTCTCCAATGTACGTTATGCACTACATTAGATTTACCGCTTTTAGTAGGGTATACATCACATTCAGAAACATCCCAAGTATAATTTATTGCCATAATTTTATCCTTCTAATGTTGTTATTCTCGCTTCCATTTCTTGTATTGTTTTTACAAGAAGGGGCACTAATTTACTGTGGTCTATTTGTTGATAATTTGGTTGTCCTTCAACTGCTAAACTATTTTCTGCTGCCTCTTCTGCTGTATATACTGCATCTTTTTCACCTGAAACTGCTTGAGGAACTATACTTGATACTTCATGTGCTAGAAATCCTTGTACTGTAGTGCTTGCATCAGCTTTAAAATTAAATTTAGAAGGCTTTAGCTGTTTAAGTAAAGTTGTACCATCCCAATCTGTAACCACATTTTCTTTTAATCTGTAGTCTGATGAAGTGTTATAAACTGTTGCGCTTCCGTTTGTTTGGATTGTTCCTACTGTTCCATTTGGATTTAAAAAACTTCTATGGGTTTGTGCATTAGTAGCAGCACGACCACTAGAAGATTGTCCGTTAATATCAATAAAGTGTCCGTTGTGACTTCCTGGCGAAAAAGATGATCCATCTGCTGAAAAATTTGTCCTACCCGCTACAAACGATGATACTCCAGCGTCGTCAATTTCAAATTTTCTTGACGGACCACCCGAAGAAGAAGTTCCAAAAATAATATGTTTTCCTGTTGCAGCAGCCATAACTATATCGCCTGTTGCAGAACCAGTTACGTGAAAATTAGTTCCTCCAGCTATACCGATTCCAGCAGTATTACCAAAAGACGCAGTAGAACCACCCATAAAATGAACTGCATTAGTGCTTGCTTGTATTATATCTGCACTAACCGCAACGTTACCTGTTACATCTAATTTTTGTGTAGGACTCGTATTTCCTATGCCTACGTTTCCAGAGGAATCAATACGCATTCTTTCACCGCTATTAGTTTCAAAAGCCATGCCAGAATCTTGTCTTACTATTGCATTTCCACCATTTAAATTAAAACCATTACCATTAGAACTATTTACTTTTATTTCACCTGCTACTTCTAGTTTTACGTTAGGAGTCATTCCTATGCCTACGTTTCCAGAAGAATCAATACGCATTCTTTCTGTATTACTTGTACCAAATGCCAGTGTGCCTGTGCTTGGAGTAAGCAAAGTAACTGCCGAAGCTGTTTTTATATTTAAATCTGCATCCACACCATTTGAAAACAAAGCAAGAGTGCCATCTGCCCCTACAACATGAAAAAGTTGTGCTGGAGCAGTTCCTATACCTACTCGGTCATTACCACCATCAACAAACAACATATTAGCGTTACCATTAGATTCAACACGAAAATCTAAGTCAACAGAATCTTCATTAAATACTGTTTCTGTTCCAAGAAGTGTCATTCTTTCTCTTTCAGTTCCAGCAACCATTGTCCTATGACTTAGTTTGATATCTTCTGTTCCATCTGAAGCATCTTGTATATTGCCTTGAATAAGTGCATAAGTTACTTTTTGGTCAGCATCATTTTCGCCCTGTATATATATCTGCGCTAAAACATCACTATCGGCTGGACTACTAGAGTTTCTATAAAGGACTAACCCTGGACCTTCGTTAGCATCTGCATCTGTAGATATTAAAGATAAAGCTATGCTGTTGTCATTAACAGTAATAGTTGCTCCATCAGAAGAAGTTATACTTCCATCTACTTGTAAGGTTGAAGCCATATCAACCGCACCATCAATATCTACTACGTCTAGGTTAGTTGTGCCATCTACGTCTAAATCGCCATTAAAGTCGCCATTACCTGTAAGTGTTAAAGCTCCACCGATAGACACATCATCTGTAACTGTTAGGTCGTCTTGTACTTTTAAATCTACTGTAGAAAGACTAGCAAAAGCATCTACTACTGCTGCTCCTGAACCAGCACCATCTAAGTAAACTGCTTTGGTATCGCCAGCTGGTATGGTTATGTTAGCACCAGAACCTTGTGAGATAATTATGTTTTGAGAACCGCTTGTGCCGTTTTCAATAAATTGCATCCTACTTATAGTGTTAGGTGCAATAGTAATCGTACAAGCAGAGTCTAGTGTACCTGTATATTTAAGATACATAGCTCTACCAGGATCAGAAGCTCCATCTGCTACTGTTGTGGTATGAGTATCTGCATTAGTAGTAATAGCTTCTGTTCCAAAGCTGAGTGCTTCTCCAATCAATTCCAGATTTGTATTTGTGCTCGTGCCCCAAGTTCCTGACTCGTCACCTGTTGCTATTTCTTTTAATCTAAGATCATTTACATAAGTTGCCATATTTGATTCCTATATTTTATGCGACTTCTTCCCAGTTTGGTTCTTGTGTTGTACTAACAGAAGAATAACTAGGAGTTTGTGTTGTACTAACATTACTATAATTAGGTGTTTGAGAATCATCAACTAATCCCCAAACATTTACTATAGTTGTTTCTCCTGTTCCTGTAACTCCAGTAGGTAATACAACAGCTTTACTTATATTAGTTACACTACCTAACTCTCCTGTACCAGATAAACCTGTTACATCTAAGTTGTTTTCACATATAACAACCTCGTCACCTAGTCCTAATGTTGAAGCTACTGCACTTACACCTACTACAGCTATTGCTTGTACTACAACTGTACCTTGTTGTGTTGTTCCAGCATTACCACTAACTTCTGTTAAGGCTTTTGCTATTACAGTTTCAGAACCTAATGCTGTTGTTCCTACATTACCTGTTACAGATACATTAGCAGCACATACAACACTTTCATCTCCTAAACCTGATGTAGATGTAACAGCAGATACTCCTTGTACTGCTTTACCTATTACAACAGAGTTTCCAACTGCTGTCGTACCTACATTACCTGAAACTACAACTAATGCTTTGGCAACTACTGTCTCCGAACCTAATGCAGTAGTACCAGCATTACCAGTAACTTCTACAGGTATAGGGTTTCCCCACCCGCCTTGACCCCAAGTGCCTCGACCCCAACCTGTGACGTTAGCCATTAAGCTATTCTAATTATTGCGTTTGATGCGTCTGCTGTTGGAAATTGAATTGTAAAATCACCATTGGTAGAAGTTTTATCTCCTCCAAAAGCTAATACACATACTGCTGGATCACCTGATGCAGAGTCATTAAATATCAAAGCACCATTAGCAGTAATTGTTGCAGAACTAAATGTTAAATCAGAAAAATCTGTGAAGGCAGTTGTGCCTGATGTACTAGGATCAACTCTAGTTAAAGCACCGCCTTTAGCAGTATAGTTAGTTCCACTAGCTTCATTAGAAGTGGTATAAGCAGTTGTACCAGCACCTAAACTAGCACTACTTGTATATAGTGCCAAATTAAATGTGCTTCCGCCTGAGTTTTTAAAATTATGTACACCTTCCAAAAGTTCTTGTTTGAAAGAAGTGCACATTGCTTGTGATATTGCCATTATAGTCTCCTTATAATATTTGCCATTTCTTTATGACCTTGTTTTTCTAACATACCTGCTACAGTTGATCTATCGCTCAAAATAGCCTGTTTCATATAAATTAAAATAACTTTCTCTATTTGTTCTTTAAAAGCTTCTGCCTGTGCTCTAACCATTGGATCAGCACCTTCACTTACAGAGACTAGTTTTTCTAATATTCTTTCTGTCCAGTATTCAGGACTTAAACCTTTATTTTGAGTTGTCTGTACTGAAACTTGTCCTAGGGTTGACTCTACATCTACACTAAACATTATGTTCTCTGTATCCTATACATATCATCTCTATAATTATCTATAGTATTATCTGCCTCTCCTAAGTCTTTTAGTCTTGATAAAGCTTGTAAAAATCTTTCTTCATACTTCATCATCAAATCAGGCTCACCTTTCATATAAAGATATCCCTCTACTAAACAACCATATAATAATGCGTTTTTAGCATTTTCTGAAAGCCAAGTAGTACCACTCTCTGCACCAGCAGTTATTGAAGCAGGTCTATATAAGTAATGTAGTTCTACAGTATAAGAACTATCAGGAGTTGGTCCTATTATAAAAGTAGTGTCATCAAATAAAGCATAGTGCTTTGGAGTGCCTGTAGTTGAAGAATTTGGATAAGCCTCTCTTATAAAGTTTACATCTTTATATAATAAAAAGTTTTGCGACCCAGAGCTTGTAAAAGACAAACTATAGTTGTCTAAAAAATCTGAAGGTGTTGCTAAGTATTGATTGCCTGATGTTAAAGTTCCTGCTACATTTTTTCTAAACAAAGGTAGATTAATTGTTTTTAATATTCTCTCCTCTGCTTGTTCAATAATACTAGGCAGATCAGAAACAAAAGTTGTCTCTGAGTTTTGTAAATAATTCTGTATTAAACTTTTTAATTGTGCAAATGTCATATTAACCTATAGTTATAGTTACTTTACCAACACTACCTCTCATTACTATGCCTGTACTGTTAACAGGATTAAACCCAAAATATAATGTAGAAGATTCCTCTCCACTATCTGTTCTAGGATCAAATAAAGCTTGAGGGTCAGCAGTATTTAATTTACCTACCTGTAGTTGTGGTTGATCAGGGTCAAAACAATTATTACATACACGAAGTCCGTTTCTTCTTTGATCTTCTATTTCATATTTAAGTTGTGATAGTTTAAAAGTAAAACCACACCTATCACAAATACCTAATGCTTTTCTTGCTAAAGCGTATGCCATATCAATAAATGCTTGCGTTAGGAACAAACTTAACAGATGCTCTTTCTCTATCTGCGTCTGATACCTCATTCCATAATTCATCATATCTAGCTTTAATCATGGGTATTCTTAACTGTGCTTCTGGCGATTTAGAAGCTATATTAAAAGCTAAAGCATAAGTTAAACAGGGTAGATATCTGGCGGGCACATCTGCATTATTACTTGCAGGCACTCCCGTATCTTCTATTCTTTTAATATAGTCATATACTAAAGTGTACGTCTGTGCTGCGTCAGGAGTTGACCACAAAACTATATTAATACCACTTGTTCCTTTATCAGCGAAAAACTGTGTGGGTTTAGCTCTATTTAGTTTTTTAGCCTGATGATTGTATTCTGTTCTAGATATCCTAGTTAACTGTTGATCAAACTGTTTAGTTGTATCACCTGAATCTGTTCTTATAAAAGCATCTATTATTTCTAATGCTGAAGTCTCTGCTGCATAAGAACTTGTGCCAGCAGTCAAAGTTTGTGTAGCTTGTGCAATAGTCCAAAGATTTAAACCTTTGTTTTGCCATTCTAAAAAAATTAAGTCTAATGCTCTTCTAGCATTTCTATAATCATATCCAGAACGCATGACCAAACCACATAGATCATAAGCCTCTTCCATTATATCGGAAAGGTCTAGATTGAATGCTGTTGTTCCACTAGTAGCCATTTACTTGCCCTCTTTTCTGCGTATAGCTTCTTTACCTTTTTTAGCTATTTTTGCTTGTTCGTTTTTACCTGAAACTTTTGCTCTTTGTTCTAACACAGTAAGAATCTGTATTTTTCTAGCAAAAGGTTTTTTAATTCTTTTTACTTTAGCTACTGTTGCTCTAGCATCAGCAGGTGTCGCAAACTTAATAGGTACAGTATCTTTTGGATTTTCGTCTGTATATAAACGTCTTCCACTACCTTTAGGTTTTTTACCTGTTCCTACTTTTGGGTCTCTTTTTCTTTTCACTTTTACCTGCTTTTTGTAAAGCTATAGCAACTGCTTGCTTCTGAGGTCTGCCCTCATCCATAAGCTTAGATATATTATCACTAATTACTTTTCTTGATCTTCCTTTTCTTAGAGGCATGTTTCTTTTTACTCGCAGGTGCACTACGAGTCATAACTTTAAAGTTTGCTCTGGACATTACCATTTGACTCTATTCGCCCAATAAGCTGCGGACATTTTTCCTTTTGCTATGTTTTTTCTGTGTCTAGCTTTGAAAGATTTACGCTTCATAGTTGTTTTTCTAGATTCACCTTTCTTTGGTTTACCTGCCGTCTTTGCACCTTGTTGACCAAATCTAATAGTCTTTACTTTGTCACCCTCTTTAGCAACAACTATGTGAGACTTCTTAGGATGATTAGGTGTTCTCTTAGGTTTGTTATAACCAGAAACTCCCGCCCTTGTAAGGCGGGAATCTTTCTTTGCTCTAGACATTTAAAAATATTTACTGGTCTATGTTCTACCACCAAACTTTCTAAACATCATTTTTTGAAAGTCTTCGACTTTAGGTGCAGATGTAGACGTTCCCATAGCTCTTTTACGCATAGACGTTTTTTTGCCCATGCCTTTTTTAACCATGTTTTTACGGCTACCACCTTTCATGGTTTTCATCTTTTTAGAACCGCCTTTCATAGTCTTCATCTTTTTAGAACCACCCTTCATGGTTTTCATTTTCTTTGAACCACCTTTCATGGTCTTCATTTTTTTAGAGCCAGCTTTCATGGTTTTCATCTTACGACCACCAGTAGCCTTTTTTACTTTAGTTTTTCTTTCTCCAGCCATAGTTTTTTTCTCCTTGTTACTAAGACATTGAAGTCTTGTGTTTTATAATTCTGATAGTATCCCTTGGCTTCAATACTATCAGATGCTTTTATTAAAGTATCTAATCTTTGAATATAGATAGAATAGTAATCATCATCTGTATCTGGTACAAAATCATCCTGATTAGCAGCATGAGCTATCTCTGTATCTGGGTGTGCACCCATACACCAAAGATTTCTCTCTACTGCATAGCTATTTAATATTGCTATCCTTTCTTCGACTTCATCTGCTGATATATCTTCATAGTCTGTGCCACAGTAAATGACAACATCGTATGTATCATCGAAATCTTCTATGAAAGGTATTAAGTCCTGCCATTCACCACCATCTCCTAAGTAACACCTAACTCTTCCTTTTGTCCATGAGTGTTTAGCAAAAGGGCAAGAAGGTAAGTCATTGTGTTCACTCTTAGGAGTTTCTAAAACTTCCTTGCTCCACTTTCTAATTTCATTAGTAAGTGTCTGCAAATCCAGCATTACTTTTTCTTAGTGGTCTTTTTCTTTGCAGTCTTTTTCTTAGCAGTTTTTTTCTTAGGTGCTTTACCACCAACATAAGCTTCATTAACATCAGGAGTAGATGGATCATCAGCCACAAAGTGACCATCCTCATCTCTAGCTCTGACACCATTCATTTCGTCACACTTTCTTTGTGCGTCATCTAAGTCTGGGTCAGGACCAAAGACAGGTCTGTATATTCCGTCTTCACCTAATTGTAAAACTTTATATTGAGAGGGAAACTCACCAGTTTCGCTAACTACATAATTATTTGATTTAGCCATATTAATTCCTTATTTAATCAGAATAAACTTTTACCATTTCTAGAATGATAGAGTAAGTGTCACCAGAACTGTGCCCTTTAGTAGTAAATAGAACATCTCCATTTTTACCACTACCTGCATTGTTAGGTATTCCACCAAAGCCTTTAAAGTCTAAGTGTCCATTACTACTTTCAGCTAGCTCCATTATTAAAACATTAGTGCTTGCATTAAAAAACATCTGAACAGACATACCGACAATGGCATGACTTACTCGTATAATTCTAACTTCAGAGCAGGATACGCCAGCTTTATTAGCTGTTAAAGCAGATACATCTACTTTAGCAACCGCAGACTCACCAGTTCCATCGCTGACATTAGTGAACTTCATTACTACATTTCTTTCACCTTGTTCGATGATTTGAGTTGTTACTGTATCAGCCATAATTTACTCCTATTAAGATTGGTCAGTAAATGCTGGAACGTCAGCACCTTCTTGATTACCCCATATGTACCAGTTGGTAGAGTCTTTAGCTAATATGTTTATATCAAATAAACCAAAATCAGTTAAAGTTAATATAGAGTTTGAATTACCATCAGCATAGACAGAAACATTATCTGCGTTAGAGTCTAGATGCACAATTCCACCTAAGTAGAAATTAGTATCTGAACCTGTATCAATAATAAGGTTTTCTGTTTCTTCTGCTGCACCACCATAGATAAGTTTGAAATAAACTCCTGCTGAAGGTGAAGGCAATGTAAGTGTGCAGTTTGCTGAAAGTGCTGGCACTACTGCCACCCTTCCACCATGAGTTGCTGCTGTTAGAGAAATAGCCGTTGTATCAGCTAAAGCTACAGGTGTTACCTGCATACCTGAACCATCTAAGGTAAAGGATGTAGTTACTGCTCCTGTGCTAGAGTTCTTTGATACAACAGTAAAACCATTTTCAGACCTTACTGGTCCGTTAAAAGTTGTGTTTGCCATAATTAAGTCTCCTTAAAAAAATTATCGTCTTGGCTTGTCTGCTAGGTCAGTCGATAAATAAAAAAATCCTAGATACGAAAAAAAGGGGAGCATAGCTCCCCTTTCTTGTTTAGCTTGAGCCTGGTGATCCGAAGATACCTAGAGGATCAGATACACCAAATGAGTATCTTTCTCTAGCTTTATATCTCACATTACCAGTATCGAAGTCTCCATCCATGCTTGTAGTCATTGGACTTCTGACAAAATGCTTCATTCCATCAGGAACATCAGTTGTTATAAAGTAAGCATTCGTATCAGTTAAATAATGATTAACTGCGAATCCTTCAGGTATAACACCATTGCTTCTGATAGCGTTGATATCATTGTCAGCACTTCCAGTTTTATACTCGCTCTCTAAGATACGAGTAGCTACAAACTGAAGATCAGTTGGAACGATCAGCTTTCTTGGTCTAGCTGCGATCTTTAGACCTCTTTCATCAGTCCATTTGCTGATTTGAATGATGTTGTCTTCTAGTGAAGTTTCATTCAAGTCTGCACCTGTAACTGGTCTGTTAGAGTTCTTACCTCCAGAAACTAGAGGGTGACCATCTCCGCCTGTTACTCCATCTCCACTTGCTGTAAATAGGTTAACCCCATCTCCAGATTGGAATGCGTTTGTGAACCCGTTATTCAACAAAGCAGCAGCTTTCACTTGTTTTGTGTAAGCCATTGCTCTCGCTAAAGCTTTAGTGTATCTGCCTGAAAGACTTACATATAAGTTATCTTCCATTGCTTCTTCTGTAACACTAAATCCTAAAGCGATTGTTTCGTGTGTATAACGAGCTACAAAAGACTCTTGTGCAGTATCAAATGATATGGATGCACCTTCGTCTTTAACAGGAGCAGCAGCGAAACCTGACAACTTTAGTTCCTCTTCAAATGATCTCTCAGAGTTTTCAGTTGTATAGATTTGCTCGTGCTCGTTCTCGTAGTTATTGTATTCCTCTCCAAACAGGGCATTAAGACCTGGGAGAAGCTGCTTGAGCTCATTCGCTCTTGATATAGCTGCCATAATTTAACTCCTTATCCTATGCCTGTTGTGTTAAGTAATTGATGTCCTACGTTGAACATCACCAATACGTCAGTAAAGCTGTCACCAATTTCACTATCTGGACCATCGACAAAGTCAACGATCTTTAAAGGTAGTGTATTAGTAGTAGCTGCTGTACTGCCGTCTACTGCATTTCTGCTTGTGCCGATTGAAGTGCTACCTGCTGTTTGCACAATAGCAACATTTTTCCCAAGATCATCTTGAGTCAATGCTTCATCTGATTGCATTTGCATTACTAGAAATGGATCAGATGCGACATACGCAACAATATCATCTGCTGCCGTAGAAGCAGGATAAAATTGATTAGGTGTGAATTGACCTGTAGTTGGGTCTGTGTAAGCACATCCTAAGAAAACACCGATAGGTGTAGCAGAAGTAGTACCAGTATCCTTTTGGATAGTAGTATTAGGGTTATCGTCTGCCCACTTTACAAAATCACCATAGAATATTGAAGTTCCAAAGTTATTTTTAATTTTGTAGTGTGTGATCTTAGCATTGTACGCACAAGACACTAATGAACTTACTGGTCTAGCACCGCTAGGTGTAGCTGTTGAAGCCATGTTTATCTCCTTGTTTTAAACAATTACTAATCCAAGATTAGGAATCTCTGCCAAATGTTGTTTTAGATTTTCTTTCAAAAACTTGTTTGGTAGCCATTCTGGAATCTTGGTCTTTAAAATACACATTATCCACAGAATCCATCTGGTTTTGAGCCATGCCCTGAAAGTGCTGGTCTCTAGCTCTCGCTGTATCAGATGGCATCTTGCATAACAGTTGCCCACCTATTTCTATATTTCCTTTCTCTGCCCATTCAGACTTGTAATCCATCATGTGAATTTGTAACTCAGGATGATCTTCCGATCTGCATGGAGTCCATCCCTCTCGGAACTTCTTCGATACATTAGGATTATCATTATTACCTAAGAGACTTGTTCTTATCCACCTGAAGACCCAGCCTTCCTGTCGATTAGGACTTGGTAAATTTAGTGGGTTTTCCCAGTCTTGTACATGCTGGGTGACCTCTCGGTCTTCTGCTCCTCTCGGAGTACGCACTTGTTCTAAAGAGTCTTCCATAGATTCTTCGTTTACTTCAGTTTTATTGTCTTCCATTTAGGACTCCTCCAATAATAATTGTTTTGCGTATTGTTCAGGAGTTATACCAAGTTGTCGTGCTAGCTTAACTTGATCCTGATCCAATCGTACTTTGCGAGAATTTTTATTAGACCCGCTTGTTCTCGATGCGGGTGCAACCACATTCTGTGGCTGTCTTTTTTCTTGTGTTGGTGCATCTACTACTTCCGTTGTAGTTACTCCAAAGAAACTGGGGTATTCTCTACGCATAGCTTTGTCTACTTCTTCATAGTAAGCCTTTGAATCATTTTCAGGTAATACACCTTGATTGCGTAGTCTTCTGTCTATTGTCATAGCATAAGAAGTCATTTCTTGATGCTCTGGAACTGTGCTCATAAACCAAGGATTTCTTTGTGACCATGCTTGCATATCAGGGTCTAACTGTTGTGGTTCTTGAACAGGGTTCGTTAATTGTTCTTGTTCTATTTGTTGTGCTAATTGACTTTGCAAGTTCTGAGAATAAGAAGTAGCAGATTGTTCTGCTAGTGTAGCTCTTGTTAACTCTTCTTGTGCTTGTGCCATTTTGTCGGCATCGCCTTCATCATAGGCTGCTTTTAACTTAGCTTGTGCATTTAACTTTGCCCATTGTGCATTGTTAGTAGCCTGTTGATTTAAAACTTCTCCACCTTGATCTACTATAGCTTGCAGTCTTTGATTCTCCTGCATTAAAGTTCTAAGTCTTGTGACAGCTTCTTGTTGCTGACTCTCTATAGATTGTCTTTGTCTTTTCTGCTCTTCTCTTTCGTAGATCAACTGATCTATTCTTTTGCCTGCCCTTTTAGAATAGTTTTTAATTTCTTCATCTAAAGTATCTTCATCAACTTCTTCTTCAGGCTGTTCTTCAATAATTTCTTCTTGACCTGTATCTTCGAGAACTTCTATTGAAACTTCATCTTGTTGATTAGATGTAGGTATCTCTGTTTTAACTCCAAAGAATTTTTCTTCTTCAGATTGTGGAACTAAATTACCACTTCCATCTGGTTGAAACTCTGTAGAAATTTCTGTTTCTATTGTTTGCTCACTCATGCTCTAACTACTCCTGTAGGGTCTTCGACTACTGCTTCCACAGTATCGTCATTGATTAAACGAAACTCTTGACCATACATCTTCATGCGAGTGCCTGAATAAGCACGGAAGACTACCCAATCTTTTTCCTTGCACCAAGGACCGCTAGGGAATCTTCTTTCATCTTTGTAGCAATCTGGACCTAATTTAATAACCATTCCACAAATATTACTGACCTCTTCATCTCTTATTGTTGAATTGGCTTTTAATATTCCGCCCTCTGTTTTTTCATCAGCTACAGGCATTGCTACCAATATTCTATAGCCTGAAGGCTCTGGGAGTTGTTTTTTATTAGACTCTATCTCTTTTGGAGTTAGTTCTTCTTTATCAGATTTTACTACTACTTTTTCCATACTTTGCACGACTTATAGGTGTCGAGTTCCTATTGGCGAGTATGCTGTTCTATCCAGTCCAGCATTTCTCGTTCTGCGAGAGCTAACCCCTCGATAATACCTACCATCCTTTTGTAATCAGAAAAGTCTTTTATATTTCCTGTTGCAAGATGATCGGTATGTTCATTCATCAACGTGCGTAATCTATTTCCTAAATATTCAGAAAGTGATTGCTCATTGATATCATTATTCATTCTTATTGACATCATCGACTATATCTTTGACCATGTCAATACCTGTTCTGTAATCTTGAACTGATTGCTTATTGATATCTATTTCCTTTTCTAGCAGATCGCTAGCAATCCTTGTACCAATTTTAACACCCTCTATAGCTTGCTCACTTTCTATTCTTTCTTTTTCCATCTCAATTTGATCTTGTTGTTTTTGAGCAGCTAATGTAAACCTAGCCTGATCACCCATAGTTTTTCTTTGAACTTCAGCTTGTTTAATATCTAGTTCTCTTTGTTTAGCTAGTATCAATGGGTCTTGCATCTGTTGATTAATTCTTTCTTGTTCTGCTTTCATCATCGCAGTCTGCGATACTCTAGCTGAAGCTTCAGCAACCAGTTCAGATATTCTCTTCTCAACATCTGCTGGTAGTGGCTCACCCATAGGTGGTAGCTCAATACCCATTTCTTTTTCAACTTCCTTACGAAACTTCATTGTTAAATGATCAAGTATGTAAGCTGAACCTGCTGCCAATATAGCTGGAGCATTTGGAGATTGACCTACTAGTCTTTGAATCTCTGGATTATCTTGAGCAGATGCCACAGTCTGTATGTGAGCATCGTGATCTTGGAAATCAAAAGCTTTGACTGGTTTACTGTTTATAATATTCTGTACAGCAGATACAGGATCAACAGGAGATATATCATCATCGTCTGGAACTATGTCATCGACATCCTGAATACCTAATACATCTAGCATCTGTCTGTGTAACTCTTTAAGGTCATACATCTCAGGTGCACTTTGCGATAACTGGAATGCTGCTTGATACTGCATAATCCTTTGAGCCATAGTTGCAGCATTAGGATCAGATACAGGCATAACATCTATACGCTTATCAAAGTCTGTAGCTTTTATTTCTTCTTCTTCGTCAGTCTCATAGGGATAAGACGGATCACCAAAGTCTTTTATTACAGTTACTAATATGTCGAACTCTTTACGCATAGAAGCATGAAGTCTTGCTTGCACAGCAGTCATAACTTTCATGTTTCTTTCTAATAAAGCAAGTGTAGTTCCTACAGGTGCTTGTGAGTTCATGTCTGATACTTTCATATCAGAGATACTTGCAAACCTTCTACCTTCTTCAACTATATTTTGCAGAAGTGAGTAGAGAGTACCTGATGGTTCTTTGTATGGTAAAAAAGTAATATTATCTTTGATTGCACCACCAGGTACATCTACATCTCTAAACTCACCAGGCATTATAGGAGTATCATCTCCTTTTATACGCAAACCTCTAGCCTTTAAGCCACCTGGTAAGTTAGATAATGTTCCTGCATCAACTAGTTGTCTTAATAGGCTAGTAGCTGATTTAGCAAGTCCGCCTATCATGTGTATCAAACCAAACCCATAAAATCCTATACCAGGTAGGTATTGATAGTGTACGAAGTGTGATCTTCTTTTCTTTTGAGGATCATCTTCATAATAGTTTCTACGAATACTTAAAATAATTCCTGATGGATAATCTATTGTTACCACATAAGGCAACGCTATACCTGTAGGCATTCCATTGGATTCATCTTCAAAACCTACTAAATCAAGATTAACTTGCATCTCTAATACAGTATGCCTTTGATCATAAGCATCGTTCTGCATCTCGCCAGTTAACTCATCATACTTCTCTTGTACGTCTGAATACGTTCTGCTTCCGTTATTTATTTCTACATCACGATAGAATCCATTGACCTGCATCTTACGAATATCATTAAAAGACATACGCATAACGTGAGTTGCTCTATCACAAGTATCTAGATCACTAGCACCATAGTTAACAACTACATCCTCTGAAGGAACGAATATACCGCTAGGTCTTCCTAGGTTAGGGTCGTAATAAACTTTTCTAAATGCTGAACCTGCCAAGGGTAGAGAAAACAATAGCTTCTCTGTTTCTGTTCTGTATTCAGCCATCTCGTGAGTGAGAAGGTAATTCATATAGTCTTCTACTCTTTGAGCCTGCTTTTCTTTATCGTCTGTTATTTTTCCAACTATCTTGGTTTTAACTGGACCACCAGCAGGAAATATCTCTGCAATAGCTTGAGACTGAAATCTAATAACTGCCTCAGATAACATAGGATGGAATACACCACATGCTCCATTCCAAGGCTGAGTTCTTTCTTCTATCTTTAAACCTAGTTGATCTAATCCTTTTGTGTAGGTTTCTTCCCACTCCTTTCTAGAATCTCTGTCCATATTAAACTGAGATACTAGATCAGAACCCATGCGATCTAGTTCAGACTCACTTATAAAGTCTACAAGGTTACTGCCAAACTCTGATTCAGGTTTATCTTCTTGCGGATCAAAGTCTATAACCATACCTCCATCTTCTGTGGAGATAGCTACAGCATCGGGGTTTTCTATTGCAATGTTGATTTCCTCTTCAGGCTCTTGTTCTATCAAGCCATCTATAGGTGTAGCTGGTTTTTCTATAGCCAATATAAACTCCTATCAGTAATAATCTGCTCTGCGATTATGTTCTAAAGGTTCATCCTCTTCATCTGAGTAAAGCGGAACGAATCCTCCCTGTCTAAATCTTAATAAAGCTTGCGTACTGCTATCTACTAAATCGTCATGCTCTGCATTAGGAAACGCTGCAAACTCCTCTATAACTTCTTCACCCCATCGTGTTCTAGGACACCAGACCACACCTGAAGCAAATAAATCTGAAACTGCATTCACCCTTGATATCTTGTCGTTTCCACGACTGGGTGTATATTCTTGAACTGGGATACCCATTTGTCTTAATTCAAATATTAATGGCATACCAGCAGCTTTGCCCTCAACAATAAAAGCGTCAGGCTTAAATTCTTTATACTTATCCATAGCCACTACCTTTAGCTCTGGAAACTCTAATCTTTCTTTATAGGCATCTAGTAGTATTATATTAGGCACTACAGAGCCTTCTTCTTTATCCTCTTTGTAGAATACACCCCAAGTAGTGCAAGCTGAGTAGTCTGCTCTTTGAGTCTTTAAAAATGCAGTATCCCAAGATTGTATAATAAAGTCACATTGAGGAGGTTCATTGTACTCCCAATCTTGCCACCACTCTCTTTTCACTAAAGCACCTTCTTCAGCAGTAGGGTCTTGCTGATATTGTGCTGACCACTTAGATGCGGGCAGTTCTGCTCGAAGAGCTTCTAGTTCTTCGAGTTTCCAAAACTCAGACCATAGAGGATTGCCTGAAGGGAG